CAGTTTTTTTAGCGCTAGTTGAAAATATGAGACGAATTCGCAGCGACAGCGTTACGGCGGCAATATTGGCTGCCCAGGCTCCGGCCGTCGTTGAACCGCCTGATCACGTTCAATTGCGAGACGGCGATCGCCCATTCTGGGATGCCGTTGTGCGCGCGCGACCGTCGTCAACATGGAACGTTTCGGACCTTGAGCACGCCGCCAACCTGGCGCGATGCAAAGCGGACATCGAGCGATTGCAAACCGAGATCACGGAAGAAGGCGACATCATCGAGAACGGCAAGGGCACGATGGTAGTTAATCCGCGCCACACTCTGCTTGAGGTTCTTTCCAGGCGCGCGGTTGCGCTGTCTCGCATGCTGCATGTGCATGCCGAGGCGACTTGCGGAAAAAGCGAGCAGCAACCAAAGCGCGCGGCGCCAGAGATTGAAGCAAAGGCGGCTGCGAGAAGCGCGCTTATCCCAAGGCTGCAGTCCGTAGGCTAGTGGGAAATATCAGCCGCGGCGGCGCGGTAATCGCGTTTATCGAAGAATACTGTTTGGCTCCAGAGGGAGCGCACGTCGGCAAGCCAATCAAGCTGATGCCGTTTCAAAAGCGGTTCATCAAGGCGATCTACGACAACCCAAAAAGCACGCGCAGGGCTTACCTGAGCATTGCTCGAAAGAACGGAAAGACAGCGCTAATCGCCGGCATCATGCTGGCGCATCTTGTCGGGCCGGAGTCAAAGCAGAATTCGCAAATCATCAGCGGTGCGCGAAGCAGGGATCAGGCGGCGCAGGTTTTCAACTACGCTTCAAAGATGGTTCAGCTTTCGCCGGACCTTTCGAGCGTTGTTCGCATTACGCCATCGACAAAGACGCTGGTAGGTCTGCCGCTCAACGTCGAGTACAAGGCGCTGTCTGCGGAAGGAAAGACGGCGCACGGACGGTCGCCAATCCTGGCCATCCTTGACGAGGTAGGGCAGGTAAAAGGTCCGCAGGACGATTTTACGGACGCCATCACGACGGCGCAGGGCGCACACGATGCACCGATCCTGATTGCCATCAGCACGCAGGCAGCCACAGATGCGGACCTGTTCTCGATCTGGCTGGACGACGCCAAGAAATCAGGCGATCCGCGCATCGTGTCGCATGTATATGAGGCTGAAAAAGACTGCGACCTGCAAGACGCAAAGCAATGGAAGGCAGCCAATCCGGCGCTTGGAGTTTTCCGCAATCGCGGAGATTTGGAAGAGCAAGCAAAACAGGCGGCGCGCATGCCAAGCGCTGAGAACACGTTTCGCAACCTGTTTCTCAATCAGCGTGTTTCGACCGTCTGCCCGTTTATAAGCGTCGGCGTATGGAAATCATGCGCTGGCGCGGTGCTCGACTTTGGAAGCGCTCCGGTATGGTGTGGGCTGGATCTTTCGGCGCGAACCGACCTTACAGCGCTGGTAGTTGTTGGAAAGATTGCCGGAGTCTGGCACGTCAAGCCGCACTTTTGGACGCCTGAGCAAGGCCTGGTTGATCGCAGCAAGCGCGACCGGGCACCCTACGATGTTTGGGTCAGACAAGGGTATCTTCACACTACGCCCGGCGCCACTGTCGATTACGAGTACGTCGCGCAGGATATCGCAGCGATCCTTGGGGACCTTGATGTGCAGTCGATCGCCTACGACCGCTGGCGCATTTCGCTGTTGCAAAAAGAGTTCGACGAGCAGGGTATAAGCCTGCCGCTTGTCGAGTTCGGGCAGGGTTTCAAGGATATGTCTCCCGCTCTCGATGCACTTGAAGCGGAGCTTCTCAACGGACGAATTGCTCATGGCGGGCACCCTGTTTTGACCATGTGCGCAGCTAACGCGGTTGTCTCGCGCGATGCTGCCGGCAACAGAAAGCTCGACAAGCACAAGGCAGCCGGAAGAATAGACGGAATGGCCGCCCTGACAATGGCAATGGGAACGGTGCAGATGGAAGCCACAGAAGGCGAATCATTTTGGGAAACCGCGACCGCATGAAATTCCGCTGGCCATGGGCGCGAAAGGCGGCGCAGCTCACCTACGAGCAGGTTGCCGACCTGATCGACGGCAGCAACGGCGGCACCATTGCCGGCGTTACCGTCACCGAAAAAACGGCGCTGCAAGTGGCGACCGTGCTCGCGTGCGTCAAGGTCATTGCGGACGGCTGCGCGACGCCGAATCTTGGCGTCTTCCGCGCGACGAAAGAAGGCCGGCGCGAGCGTGCCGACAACATCCCGGAATGGCGCCTGCTGGCCGCCCGCCCGAATGAATGGCAGACCTCGTTTGAGTGGCGCCGGCAAATGACCATGCACGCGGCACTGACCGGAACTGGGCTATCGATCAAGGTTCTCGGAGACAATCGGCGCGTCCGCGAGCTGATACCAGTCATGCCTGGCCGGTGGGATGTGCGCAAGGTCAGTCGGTACGAATTGCGGTATCGCTGCTGGGATGAGTTCGGCCAGATCGGCGAGTTTTCCAGTGACGACGTTTTCCTGCTCAACGGCGTTCAGTGGGATTGGATCGGCAGCCTGAATGCTGTGGTGCTCGCCAAGGCCGCTGTTGGCCTGGCGATGGCCACTGAAAAAAGCCAAGCGGCAATGCACGCGAATGGGCTGCGGCCGTCCGGAACGTACAGCGTCGAAGGCACGCTAAGCCAAGAGCAACACGAGCGGCTATCGTCGTTCCTCAAGCGCAAGTCCGGACCGGACAACGCCGGCACTCCGCTGGTGCTTGACCGTAATGCCAAGTGGTTGAGTACGGCCATGAGCGGCGTTGATGCGCAGCACGTCGAAACGCGGCGATTGCAGATCGAGGAAATTTGCCGCGCGTATGGCGTCTTCCCGATCATGGTCGGGCACTCGGACAAAAGCGCGACGTTTGCATCAAGCGAGGCGTTCTTTGCCGCCCACGTCAAACACACCTTGGCGCCGTGGCATTGCGCGTGGAAAAACCGCATTGACGAGATGTTGCTCGACGGATCTGGACCGCTGTATTGCGACTTCGACACACGCTACCTGTTGGCCGGATCCATGGCTGATCGCTCGCAGTGGGCGAGGACAATGGCCGAAATGGGCATTTACACCCGCAACGAGATCCGCGACGAGGAGGGGAAAGACCCTCTTCCTGGCCTGGATGACCCGCTTACCCCGCTGAACATGGCGCAGCCCGCAGCAGATACGGCGCCGCGCGCGTGACGAAATCCTGATCCTGTTCTGAGCCGATGAAAACACGAATCGAATCCCGGGCGACACCAGACGGCAGGCAAACCCGCGCCTGCGCACTGCAAATCAAGGCTGTTGGAGATGACGGAACCATTGAGGGATACGCCTCAGTTTTTGGCGTCCTCGATACCTGGGACGACATCATTTCTCCAGGCGCATTTGCTGCCACGATCGCCGCGCACAAGGCCGCCGGCACCATGCCGGCGATGCTCTGGCAGCACGATAGCGATGACCCGATGGGCGTGTGGACAGAGATGTCGGAAGACGCGAAAGGGCTGCGCATCAAGGGCAAGATTTGCCTGGATACGTCATGCGGGAAAGACGCCTACGCCCTAATCAAGGCCGGAGCTATCAGCGGGCTGTCGGTGGGCTTTGTCACCAAAGCCTACGAATACGACACCGAAACCAACATCCGCACAATCACCGAGATTGATCTGTGGGAGGTGTCGCTGGTGACGTTCCCGGCGAACACCAAAGCCCGTATTACGAACATCAAAAGCGCCGACGAAATCAGCGCGCCAAAAGATGCTGAACGGATCCTGCGTGATGCAGGGTTTAGCAAGTCCGACGCGACGGCCTATGTATCTCGCGTCATGCGAATGGGAGAGGAGCGGCGCGAGGCTGCGAAATCTACCGCTGTTGCACTGCAAGCCGCACGCCGGCTGCTCGAATCCATTACCAAGGACTGAAAATGAACGAAGAAGCAAACATCCAAACCGTTGCCGAAGCAATCAACAAGATCGGCGTCGCGTTTGACGAGTACAAGAAGACCAACGACGCGCGCCTCGACGCCATCAAGAAAGGCGCATCTACGGAATCGCTCGACGCCAAGCTGGCCAAGATGGATCAGCACATTGATGCGCTGACCGACGCCAAGGCGCGCATTGAGCGTATCGAAACCAAGCTGGCGCGGCCCGGCGCTTATGGCGAGCAGCAGGCCGGCGAAACCCGCGAGGCCGAAGAATACAAGCGGGCGGTGCTCAACTGGATTCGCAGCCCGTCCGACAGCGAGCGCAAGAACGCCGTGCATGCCGCGCGCAAAGAACTGGAAGCGAAATCGACGGCCGTCGTCACTTCGACCGGATCTGCCGGTGGGTACGCGCTGCCGGAGCAGATCGAGCGCGCCATTGCGCGGCTGTCGGTGAACATCTCTCCGATTCGCCAGATCTCGACGGTTCGCATGGTCGGCACCACCGACTACAAGGAACTTTTCGACACCAACGGCGCGGGCTTCGAATGGATCGGCGAAACCGACACTCGCAACCAGACCAATACTCCGGACCTCGCAGAAGTGGCGCCGACGTTTGGAATGGCATCGGCAAAGCCGCAGGCGTCCGAAGAATCGCTTGATGACCTATTTTTCAACGTCGAGGACTGGCTGATTCAGTCGGCAGCCGAAACCATCGCGGCCGGCGAGGGCGCCGCGTTCGTGTCAGGAAACGGCACCAAGAAGCCGACCGGGTTCCTTGCTGGACCGACGCCGGTAACGACAGTCGATTCGTCGCGCGCGTTTGGCACCCTGCAATACGTTGCCGGCGGCAACGCCTCGACCATGCCGACCACGCTGGACACGTTCCTGGACATCATTTATTCGCTGCGCGCGCGCTATCGCAACAATGCGCAGTGGGTGACGAACAAACTGATCATCGCCGCGCTGCGCAAGTACAAGGAAGCCACGACCAACGCCTACATGTGGGCCGGTCCGGTTGCCGCAGGCGCCCCGTCGACGTTTTTCGGTTTTCCGATTGTCGAAGCGGAAGACATGCCGGCTGTTGCCGCAAATGCTTTCCCTGTGGCATTCGGAGACTTCCGCGAGGGCTATCTGATCGTCGATCGCGTCGGTATGCGTATCACGCGCGACGAGATCACCACGCCTGGCTACGTCAAATTCTACGTCCGGAAGCGCGTCGGCGGCAAGATTCGCAACAGTCAAGCGATCAAGCTGCTCAAGATCGCAACGACCTAAGCAACAACAGGCCGCCCTTCGGGGCGGCTTTTTCACATCACATGGATTGATCAGAGATGGCAGATAAGCGCGTCAAATACACCTACGACGACGGCCCGTTCAGCGAGGTCGCAATCACCGGAAAGCAAACGTCATGGCGAAAAAATGACTCTGCGTTTGTTCCAGAGGCAGATGCAGCGCTGCTGATTTCGTCCGGAAAATTTGTTGACGGAAATGACTTTGGATCTAACGATGTGCACAAGCAAGCGCATCGTGAAATCGGCGGCGTTCCTCGACAGGTTGCCGTTTCTGGCATTCCGTTCGTCATTCCTCCGGGCGACGGTTCCGCCAACGGCCTGCAATTCACCGGCAGCGCGGGAGCATTCACGCTGTCGGCTGCAATCCTGAGCAACCTCTGGAATGCTCTAAAGGGCTGCTGGGTGTACATGCCGGAGAACTTTGGTGGGTCCGCAAATCCCGCCGGGTGGTATTGGGCAGTCTTTTCGTCAGATACCGCGGGCATTTTGTACACCGATACCTATACGTCTGGCAAACCGATTCGTCCCGCGTCGCCAACGGCTTTCCCGACCAATTTGAGCGGCTGGCTGACAACCAATACATCGGAGATTACCGGGCCGACAGGATTTGTTTTGCCGGGCGGCAGCATGGGGAAAAGTGGCTGCTTAAAAACGCACCTTAGAACGGTTGGTAACGTAACCGCAAACAAAACATTTCGGCTCTACGCCGGGGCAACAGTAATTAGTCTTGTCGGATCAATAACCACGTCTCCAAACTTCGAAGCGCTCATCTCGACCCGGAATCAGGGGTCGGAGTCTTTGCAATGCAACAGCCGTCAAGCGGCGCCTACTGGAGTAGGTATTGCGGGCACGTCTTTCACCGCGGGCACGGAAAACTCCAGCGTTGATACGTCTGTGGACCAAACCCTTTCAATCTCATTGCAAATCAGCACAACCTCTGCCTGCGCCGTCCTGCTGCACGCCGACATCACCTGCACCTACGGAGCCTGACCATGGCCAAACTAATCTTTACCGGACCTACCCGCGAAGCCGACGCCGAAGCCGCTCGCGCTGCCGCTGTTCTCGCCGGCGAAGCCGCGCATGTGCATGTGATACCGGCCGAGAAAACCATCTACGTCTATACCGGCGCTGACGCCCCTGTTTTCGATCCTCGCCCGACCATCAGCAAATGGCAACTGGTCCAGGCCTGCGCCGATGCAGGAATCACCGAAGCGCAGCTTGAGGCGTCCGTAGCGCTGCTGACCGCCAAGCGCCAGCGATTCTGGAAGCACTCGCAAGTCATTGACCGAGATAACCCTTTCTCGTCAAACCTGCGGAAAAACCTCGTTCCCGTCCCAACGCCAGCCGCGTGGAATGCCATTTTTCTGGCGGCTGCAGCGCTCGATCCCACCACTGTTTGAGGTATCGCAATGCCAATCACCCGTTACTACACAGAAACCGAAGCGCGCGCCGCAGTCATCGCCGACGGCGGCGATCCGTCCTGCAACGTGCGCTGGTTCTACGATGTGCCCTCCTGGGAGGCTCGCACCGGATCCGATCGCAACTACCCGCCCCCGGTTTACAAAAACTCCCGCACCATCACGGCGCAACTCACGCCGACGGAGCGCGCCAACATTTTCGCGGCCGCACTGGCAAATCCGGAGTCTGCGTCCGGCGTGGCTGTGGCAGTTATTCCGGTGTCTTCAGATGTTGGGTTTGATGTTGCCGAAGCAACTCCTTTCTTGGAGCAGCTTGTCAACGACGGCCTGCTGACCCCGGCGCGAGCCATAGAACTGTTGCAGTAATTCGCATGCCGCTAATCACCATCACGCCGCCGGCAGTTGAGCCAGTCACCGCGGCCGATATCAATGCGGCTGCGCGCATTGACGACACCGCGCTCGATGCGCAGATTGCCCTGCTCATCCCGGCGTTTCGCCAAGAGGCTGAACACAAACTCGGCAGGCGTCTGATTACGCAGACTGTCGAACTGGTGGCGGACGAGTTTGACGGCGATTCGATTGACCTGACGATCCCCGATGCGCAGGCCGTGACGTCTGTCAAATACCTTGACGACACCGGCGCAGAGCAGACGCTGGCCGGGTCCGTCTATCAGCTTGACTCCGACAGCACGCCAAGCCGCGTGCTGCTCAAGTATGGGCAGGAATGGCCGGCGACGCAGGATTTCCCCAATGCCGTGCGAGTGCGATTCACGGCAGGATACGGCGCCGCAGCAAGCGACGTTCCGAGCAACATCAAGCTGTGGATCCTCGCCCACGTCTGCCAGGCGCTCGACAACCCCGGCGCGATCGACGCAAACAACGTCAAGACGCTGCCGTATCTCGACCGCTTGCTTGATGCCGAAACGGTGTACGCGTGATTCGCGACCAATTCCCTGCCGGACGCGCGCGCGAGCGGATCAAGTTGCAGTCCAAGGCGGTGACCAAAAACGGCATTGGCGAAGAGGTTGTCACGTGGACGGACGCGGTAACTGATGCTGCCGATCATTGTGTATGGGCCGAAGCATGGCCGCTGAAAGGGCGCGAATTCTTCTCCGCGCAATCGACGCAGTATGCAGCCGATGTGCGGTTCCGCATTCGCTACCGCGCCGGCCTGGCGCGCGAAATGCGTGTGCTGTGGAATGACGAGCCATACGACATCGTGCAAATCATCGATGTCGGATCGCAGCGCCAGACGATTGAAATTCTCGCCGTGAATGGAGTTCGCAATGGCCGTTAGTCAAAACGCGGAAGGCATTACAGCGACTGTCGAAGGCCTCGAAAAGCTCAAGGCGTCGCTCAATGGGCTGCCTGACAAGCTGCGAAAAAAGGTTCTGATGACGGCGCTGCGCAAGGGTGCCGCAGTGGTGCGCAAAGCCGCACGGCAAGCGACGCCAACACTCAAAGAACCGACGCCATATCGCACGGCAGGACTGTTGCGCAAGCGGCTAATGGTCCGCGTGTCGCGCGCGTCTAAGGCGGCAGGAAACGTCGGCGTATTTGTGAACATCAAGCCGGCGGAAGGGACGCAGTACGTCAAGCACAACCTGCTAGGCGTCAAGTACAAAACCGTCAAACGCGAATCGCAGAGAGGCGCGCGCAGCCCACAGGACCCGTTCTACTGGCGCTTTGTCAATTTCGGCACCAAGAAGCGCAACCACTTGCAAGCCGCCAATTTTCTGCAAGCCGGCGCCAACGCACTCCCGCAAGCGCTTGAGATTTTCGAGCGCGAGATCGGTCCGGCAATCCAAAAGTACAACAACCCATGAGCAGCGAATCTGACCTCTATGCCGCACTGACCGCACGCGCAGGCCTAACGGCGCTCGTCGGCACGCGCATTGACCCTGACGCAATCCCCGAGGGTCGCGCGCTCCCGGCCATCGTCTATCAGCGGGCCAGCACGACGCCGGTAACGACTATCGGCGGCGCTGAAGTCGCCGAGGACGTGCGCTTTGCAATTTCCGCATGGGCCGAGACACGCACGGAAGCAGATGCAGTGGCAGACCAGATCGCCGCGGCAATCGCCACGGTAGGCAGCCCGACTGCTGACAGGACAACTGGGTATGACCCGGAGTGCGGCCTGTATGCCTGTACGATTGAGTGCGATTGGCTGCACACGTTTTGATCTGATTTTTTAGCACCAAGACGAACCCGCTTTGGCGGGTTTTTTTCGCCCATTGCCGCCGTTGAGCGGCTATTTTTTTGAGGTATCGCCACATGGCAACCGCTCGCAAATGGTCCAACGTCGCTATTGCCATGCAATCGGCGCTTGGATCGGATATCACCATTACTGCTCTCAGCAAAGCTTCGGAAGGCGTTTGCACCGCAACCAATACCTTGTCCAACGGCGATTTTGTCGCTTTGACGATCCAGGGCATGTACCAGCTCAATGATCGCGTGGCGCGCGTCAAATCGGTGGACAGCGGTCACTTCACGCTTGAGGGCGTCGATACCACGCTGTTTGACACTTTCAGCAGCGGCACGGCAAACAAGATCACTTTTGGCACGTCGATTACTACGGCAACCAGCATCTCCGCATCCGGCGGCGATTTCGATTTTATCGACACGACGACCATTCACGTCAACCAGAAGTCGCAGATGCCTGGGTTGCCGAACGCCGCGACCTACACGATGGAAAACCTGTTTGACGTGTCCGACTCCGGCCTGCTCGCCATCAAGCATGCGTCAGACGCGCAAGCCAAGCGCGCATTCAAATTCACGTTCGGCACCGGCGGGCAGATCATGTGCTTTTATGGCTATGCTGGCGGCAACCTGCTGCCAGGCGGGCAGGCGCAAGGGCTGGTGACGACGCCGACCGTCATCACGATGAACGGATCGCCGACTTACTACAGCGCATGAGCGCGCTGTCAGAAAAAATCCGCAAGGCGCGCGAGATACGCGTCCCGATTGGCGGGCATACGTTTGTCATCCTGCGTCCGACGACAATGGACATGATCGAGCTGCAGGGCCAATCGGCGGCGCGCGCCATCCTCAAGCACATCATCGGATGGGAGTCCGTCACGACTCTGGATCTATACCCAGGCGGCGATGGCGCTCCGGCGCCGTTTGACGCGGACGCGTGCGCAGAGTGGCTGTCCGATCGCGTTGATCTTCTCGGGCCGATTGCACAGGCGGCTGTTGATGCCTACGACGCGCACCGGCAGGCCATCGAGGACAACGCAAAAAACTGATTGGCTGGCTTGAGGCGCAGGATTTTCCGGACGCCATCAAGCCAGCCGGCAGGCCAGACGCGGCCGCATCGGTGGCAATCAGCGCTTGGAATCTCTGCGGCGGTATGGACTGGCAAGCCATTCCGATAGTTGCAGACATGCTCGGGATACGCGACGTTGAGGGGCTGATTTACCAGATGTCGTCGATACGCGATCATTTGAAGAAGGGCGAATAGTGGCTATTGCAAAGCTATCGATTGACCTTGAGGCACGTCTAACAAAGCTCGAAAGCGACCTCAAGCAAGCCACGTCGCTCGCAGAGAAGTCGGCGAAGCAGATAAAAGGCGCGTTTTCTGGCCTGTCGCTGATGTTCACCGGGCTGGCCGGGGCGCTGTCTGTTGGCGCTCTCAAGGGCGCATTCGACAAGTATGTCGACGGCGCGGCCAGCATGCAAAAGCTCGCCGTTGTCACCGGCACTACGACGGAAAAGATCAGCGGGCTGTCGGCAATCGCCAAGATGAGCGGCACTGACATCGGCGCGCTAGAGGGCGGCATGGTGCGCCTGTCTGCCGCCTTGACCAAGGCAGACAAGGAGTCGTCGAGCGCTGGCAAGGCGTTCGCAGCGCTTGAGCTTGACCCGGCAAAACTGCGCACGATGGACACTGCCGACGCATTGCAGGCGGTGTCCAAGGCGTTCGCTCAGATCGAGGACGGATCAAGCAAAACTGCGCTTGCCGTGGCGCTGTTCGGAAAAGCCGGCGCAGAGCTTTTGCCGTACCTCAACGACCTTGCAAACACCGGGCAAATCGTCGCCAAGATCACGACTGAGCAGGGGCAGGCGGCGAAAGAATATCAGCTTGCGCTGCGCCAAATGGAGGCGGCGCAGGGCGCCGTTGCAAAAACCATTGTTGCAGAGATGCTGCCTGCCGCCAGTACGTTTGTCAAAACGCTTGCTGATATGGTCAGGGGGTCAAACGACGCCAATGGCGCTGTCAAGTCGCTTGCTTCTGATGGATCAATCCGGGCATGGGCGCAGTCTGGCGCCATTGCTGTAGCCAACCTGATCGACGCCTTCCAGCTTCTGAAAAAGATAGCCGTTGAGGTTGCGACGCCAATTGAACGAGTAGGGCGCAACGTCTATACGGTCGGCGTTCTCGCAGGAATTGCGTCGTCCAGCGGATCGCTTCAGGAAAAACAACAGGCGTTCGACAGCCTGAAAAAAGAAAACGAAGCCTATTTTGCTGGGCTAGACAAGCGACTGGCGGAAAACCGCAAGCCTGCCGATCTGTTCTCCGACCGAATCAAAAAAGCGTTTTCTGCAACTCCTGCCGCCGTTGTTGCTGGCGCTCCAAAACGCAAAATTCAATTCACCGGCGACGGAGACGGATCGGCCGCATCAGGCGGAAAAGGCCGCGCAGAGAAGCAGATCGACGACGGGTCGCGCCTCGTCGAATCGCTGCGCGACCAGATCAGAAACACGCAAGCGCTAACCGAAGTCGAGAAGCTCGAAGCACAGATCGCCGATGGCAAATACAGAACGGCGACGGCGGCGAATCTTGAGATTGCCAAGGGGTACGCGCAAGTCCTGGACAACATCGCTGCTGCTCGTTCGGCGGCAGAAGATGAGCTTGAAATCCAGCGCAAGCGGCTGGAAGTTTTCGCCGAAGGTGCGCGCGTCTTTGAATCCGTGCGCACGCCGATTGAAGCGCTTGATGCAGAGATTGCAAAGCTGATGACGCTGCTTGATGCCGGCGCAATCAGTCTGGAGACGTTCGGCCGCGCAGCCAGCAGAGCCGGCGAAGAATTCCAGAAAATCAGCGACGACGCAGAAAAGACCGGGGCAGGACTTAACGCCTTTGCCAAGTCGGCAGCGAAAAACATTCAGTCTGCATTCGCCGATTTCCTGTTTGATCCATTCCAGAATGGCACGAAATCCATGCTGCAATCGTTCGGAGAGACGGTGCGCAGGATGGTTGCAAATGCCGTTGCTGCCGACCTTGGAAAGCGACTATTTGGCGACCTTGGCAAGGATGGCGGCGGCATTGGCGGGCTGGTTGGATCTGGCTTGTCGTGGCTGTCTGGAATCCTGCCAAAATTCGACGTTGGATCGGACTACGTGCCGCGCGACATGGCGGCGATTGTTCACAAGGGCGAGCGCATCGTCCCGGCAGCTCAGAACAAGCCCGGCGCGCTTGGTGGGCATTCGGTCAGTGTCGTTGTCAACATGGGCGGCGGTGGCAGCGCATCCGATGTGCGCAAAGCAGGCGGCGCTGTGGCGCGTGAAGTTCTTGGCGCACTGTCATCGGCACGGAGGTACGCCTGATGGCCGAGTTCCTCGAAGAGCGGTTGCCGCTCGATATCCGCATGGGCGCCAGCTACCGCGACGGGTACGCCGTGCAGATCACGCAGACCGCTGGCGGCGCCGAGTATCGCAAACTCGTGCACGGCCTGCCGTTGCGATCCTGGACGATCAATTTCACATTGCTGCGTGATGACCTGGCCGCGCGAGTGCTGGCGCTCTATCACCGCGCCTATGGTCGATATGCCGGGTTCCGTGTGCGTTGCGATGACGACTACAACACCAGCGCAACCGGGCGAGGGGCGATCACCACGACCGACCAAACGTTAACCAGAATCTCTGCTGGAATCTACCAACTTCGCAAGGAATACGGCGCCGGCGGCACGCCTTTGGGCATCGGGCGTCCTGCGAGAACGGTATGCAAGCCAGTTGCCGGCACGCTGATTGCTGCGAAAAATGGCGTCACAATCGCGTCAGGGCTGACGCTCGACACCACCACAGGAGTGCTGACGATTTCTCCTGCTCCGCTGATCGGCGACACCATCACCGCAGGTTTTGAATTCGATGTCCCCGCTCGATTCGATGACTCAATCGAAGTCACGGCGCTATCAAACATCGTGCGCGACTGCGGATCGATCGATATTGTTGAATTGCTCGCGCCATGAAGTCGGTAGTCGCTGATTACGCCACGCGCGTCCTTTGTCTGCGCATCGTGCCGGTTACTGGGTCTCCGATCTACCTTACTGATCACCCGCACAACCTGGCAATGAGCGGGCACACTTACCTGTCGACAGCGGGATACGAATTCACCGGGTATGCGGCGACCGCTGGATTCTCGCCGGCGAGCATCGACGTCGAAGGAATTGCAGGGGCGTCTGGTGTGACCCGCGCTGCCGTCGGCAGCGGCCTATTCGACGGCGCGCGATGCTACGTGTTCGCCACCTCATGGGCGGCGCCAATCGAAGATCAGGAGCCAGTGGTTGCTGGAATATTCGGCAAGGCGACGCTGCTCGATGATCGCTTCCAAATCGGCGGCGTGTCGCTAGTCGATGCGCTCAATCAGTCGGTTGGCCAGACCTATGGCGCGCAGTGTCCCAAAGCCTTCTGCGGGCAGGAATACGGAGGATGCATGGCCAGCCTCGCCGCAAACACGGTCACAGGCACGCTGACCAGCGTCAGCAGCGCCTCGGTTTTCACAGACTCGTCGCGCGCCGAGGCTGCCGACACCTTCGGCGCCGGGACGATCCGGTTCACGACCGGGCCGAATGCAGGCCTCAAGCCGCTGGAGATCAAGAGCTTTGCGGCCGGCGTGATCACCACGTTCGAGCCGTTTTACTACCTGCCGGTGGTGGGCAACAGCTACAGCATGGTGCGTGGCTGCCGCAAGCGTCTGAGCGACTGCCAAGCCAGGGTGGGCGGCTCGAATATCATCAACTTCGGTGGATTCCCCTGGATCCCGACCGGCAGCACCTACGCCACTGTGGGCCAACAATGACCGCTGATGATATTCTCAATGCTGCCCAGCAGTGCCTGGGAACGAAATTCCGCCACCAAGGCCGGCTGGTCGGATTCGGCCTCGACTGTGCAGGCGTCGCGATCCATGTCGCTCGCCAGATCGGCGCCGGGCATCTCGACGTATCCGGCTACGGCCGCACGCCAGCCAATGGACAGCTTGAGCAGTCGCTGGACAGCCAGCCCTGCCTGGAGCGCGTGTTTTTGGAGGACCGCCGGCCAGGCGATCTGCTGCTGATGCGCTTTGCCAGCGAGCCGCAGCATCTCGCGATCTGCGCCGGCGAAACGATCATCCACGCCTACGAGGCTGCCGGCCGCTGCTGCGAGCACCGTCTGTCTGATATGTGGGCGGCGCGCATCGTCCGCGTCTATCGATTCCGGGGCGTCGAATGAGCAGCGCAGGGCAAGTAGTCGGCGGCGTCGTCGGCGCAGTAGTCGGATTTTTCGCTGGAGGTCCATCGGGATCTCTCTACGGAGCTCAGATCGGCATGATGGCCGGCGGATACCTCGATCAGCCAAAAGGCCCGAACGTCGAAGGGCCGCGGCTGTCCGATCTCACGGTTCAGACCAGCAACTACGGTGCGTCGATTCCGCGCGTCTACGGTACGGCCGTGCTCAACGGCAACGTCATCTGGCTGGAAGGCAACCGCCTGAAGGAGTCGGTCACCAAGACCAAGAGCGGCGGCAAGGGCGGCAGCAAGAGCAAGACCACCACCCGCAACTACAGCTACAGCGCGACGTTCGCGGTCGGGCTGTGCCAAGGGCCGATTGCCGGCGTCAGGCGTATCTGGATCGGCCCGAAGCTGATCTATCACGCGGGGGCGACCGACCCGGAGACTATCGTTGCCAGCAACGAAGCCTCGCTAGGTTTCACGCTCTACCACGGGACCAACACTCAACAGCCCAACCCGCGCATTCAGGCCGATGTCGGCGTGGCCAATGCGCCTGCCTGGCGGGGTATTGCGTATCTGGTGTTCTACGACCTGGAACTGGCAAGCTACGGCAATTCGCTCGCCGGCGCACAGGTGCGGGTCGAGGTCATTCAGCCTACGGCAACCGAAGCGATCATCGCCATCACCACGAACACAGGAACGGCTGCTTCACGGACGATGGAACTGGCCTGGATTGGCGAATCGATCACAGGCATCGGCTTCGAAGTGGTCTCGTCGCAGTATTACATCGAGCGCCTTGTCGCAACGCCAAGCACCGCAGAAGTCGCGATATCCACCACACTGCTCCCGGGCTACGGCGCCGGAAAGATTCCGCACACGGTACGTGGCAACCCGGCGTTGCTGGTGGCGCTGACCGCCTATGCCGGAAGTTTCCTGGCGTTCTTCGACGACCAGGGCGACGAAGTCGGCACGCGCATCCGGATGGATTCTCCGTTCACGTCATGGGCCGGCGGAGAATCTCCTGTCGCTTGGAACGCTGCGGCCAGCAGGATGATGATGCTAGGAACCCTCGGCGCCGGCGTTTCTCACTACGCGTCGGCCGGTATCGGTTCGGGCGTGTGGGAGACGCTGATCACCTATGCCGCGGCGCCGATCAAGTTCAGTTCCATTTACGGATGCGCAGACGGCCAGACATACGCCAAGGCGCCAGGCGATCTGCTGTATCGCATCGACGCCGACTACAACGTCCTGGAAGGACCTTGGACCTATCCGAAAACAGGCGTTTATACACGCACCTTTATGGACAGGAAAGGTCCCTGGTTCTATTTCTGCAATTCGTTGCAGACCACCATTTACGAGCATTATTTCGACGGATCTACCTATAACCTCGGCTCTGGCGTCGCCAGCGGTGTTGGGTCGTTCGGGTCGTGGTGCTTTGTCGGTGTTCGCGCCTGGTGGGTGCGGTATGGAGGCGTAAGAGTCACATTCACAAGCTTCTCTGCAGCATTTAGCCCTCGCTCTTATGGCTTGGACTCTATCGTGTCTTCCGAGTGCCTACAGTCCGGAATGCTGGCTGCTGGCGACATCGACGTGACCGGCCTGGCAGGGAAGTCGGTGCGAGGTTACATGATAACCAGACCTGGCAGCATTCGCTCGGCGATCGAGCCTCTGCAGGCGGTATGGCCATTCGATGTGCAGGCGCACGGCTACCAGATCAAGTTCGTCCCTCGCGGCGGCGCCAGCGTTGCCACCATACCGGCGATTGACCTGAACGCCAGACCCGCTGGCGAGGCGCCGGGCGTCAGCCTGACCACACGGCGCGAGATGGATACCCAGATGCCGCGGCGCGTCGTCGTCAAGCACTTCGACCCGGACCGAGAATACAACCTTGGTGTGCAGTACGCTGAGCGCTTGAACACTGCCGCGATCAACATTACATCGCTCGATCTGGCGATCGTGCTCACTGCCGGAGAGGCCGCAGGTGTGGCCGAGGTGCTGCTTTACCTCGCATGGCTGGAGCGCTACTCCGTTTCATTCGTGCTGCCGCCGAGCTACAGCCAACTGGAAGTGGCGGACGTGATCTCGCTCGAAACGCCAGAGGGCTACGTCAGCTTGCGGCTGACCTCCTGCAACACGCTGAGCGATCAGCGCATCGAGTGCGAAGCCCGGTATGCCGCCGCGGCGATCTACACGCCCACAGCAACCGGCGCGAGCAGTGCGGTCACTGTGAGCGATCAGCGCATCGAGTGCGAAGCCCGGTATGCCGCCGCGGCGATCGACACGCCCACAGCAACCGGCGCGAGCAGTGCGGTCACTGGCGCAACGACCATCGCTTTGAGGGGCATCACGCAGGCGGTGTTCCTGGATATCCCGCTGGTGCATGAAATGCAGAACAGCGTCGGGCTGCCGGTGGCCATGGCCGGCGTCTCGGATGGCTGGCCGGGTGGCAGCCTCTACCAGTCGGCTGACGGTGGCGCGACGTGGAGCGATCTGGCGGACGCCGGCGCGCCTGGGGCAACGATCGGCACAGCAACAAACGCACTCGCCGTTGTCGACTCCCGCCTGCTGGACAGCGGCAGCCAACTGGCGGTCACGCTGGCGACCGGCGATCTCTACTCGGTGAGCCTGCTGAACCTGCTGAACGGCGGCAACACCCTGGCCTACGGCGCTAACGGCCGTTGGGAGATCATCGGCGCCATGACGTGCACGCCAGTGGGCGGCAACGCTTACGTGCTGTCGAATCTTC